GGAACAGGCCACGGCAGACATCATCAGCGACGAATATCAGGTGATTAACCACAAGAGGACGCTCGTCCGTGAGTGGATTTTATCCGACGACCGAATCATCAAGAGCTGGGACGGCAGCAAAATCGCGGGAATAGACAGAGCGAACCCGCGCATTGACATAAAAATTTACCCTCTGCCGCTGGACGCAGGGCGAGAGCTTGATCCAAAACTCCGAAAACTGGCGGCGACAGAAATGCAGCGAGATTTATTCACAGGTGAGGGCAGTACGATTTACCCCTGAGACTTCCCAGAATCGATTCTGGGCGTACTTTAGACGCTTTTGGTATAAAGATATGCGTGAGAGATACAAGCCGCTTAAAACGCGATTTAAGAGGGGGGAAATGGCTAGATGGGAAACTGAGAAAAACAGGAGATGGAGGCAATGCAGAGGGGGACTATTTTGACACGCGCGAAGGGGGCATGAAAATGTCGCTGGCACAACAGGGAAATCTGTTCGGGGAACCGCAGTCGATAGCTGTTGCCCCCAAAACCAAAGCGACGGCATCAAAAGCGCCTGCCCAAAGAAATGTCTTGCTGAGTAATCCGGCGCTGCGCGACATGGCCGCAGCGGTTTACACGGACTATGGGTACGAGGCCAGCCCGGAAGACAGCGAGTATTGGCTGGCGCTCTTTGAGATGGCGGACGGCGTGAACGCAGAGCTGTGCGCCATCCTGATGTATTTGCGCGGCGGCGGTGCAAAACTGCTGCCGCATCCCAAATGGGGTTATGTAATCCGCCCGATTGTGGGGCGGGGCGCATGGCCGACGGCGGAGACCTACGATGCGGAGCGGCAAGCATTGCTCCCCTACAGGGAGCAGCTGCTCAAATTGCTTAAAGGCTTGAACGACACGATGAAAAAGCGGAGATGAAAGCCGTTTGTACGGCTGGCGTCTCCGAACGGGATAGAGGGATTGCTGATCGGCATAACGCAAATAAGCGATCCCCGCAAAGCTGGATTTGCCGTTCTCGCCGCCTGTGCGGTGCAGGGAGCGTCGAAAAGCACCGTATGGGTAGTTGATATGGGCGGCAGGATAAAACGGCTTAAAATCGATTCTGGGGCGATTGGAGGTGTAGCGATGCAAATCGTTTACGTTTGCGATTGCTGTAAAACTGCCTACGAGACGGAAGAGGAGGCGCGGCAGTGCGAAAAAGCGCACAGCGCAAAGTGTCTGTCCTGCGGGAAAACGTTTATCAGGCAGCGGTCGTGGCAGGTGTACTGTAGCGACAAATGCCGCAAGAAAGAGAAGGAGCGGCGCTACGTTTTACGGAACAACTCAAACAAGTGATTATCGCAAAGCCGGATTTGCCGTTCTCGCCGCCTGTGCGGGGCAGGGAGCGTCGAAAAGCACCGTATGGGTATGTTGGATATAGGCGGTGGGATAAAACGGATTAAAATCGATTCTGGGGCTTGAGCAGTGCGATAAAGCGGAAGAGAGGAATGAACATGTCTGACAACAAGGAAAATGCAGGAACTATCCTGTGCAACCATTGCCAGTACAAATACAAGATAGTTTATGTATGCGGAAAATTACAGGTTTCCTGCATAAAGCGCGGCCGAAAGGCCATACGAACAGAGGTTTGCAAATACTATCGCACTATGGATGAAAATCCGGAAGCGAGGCCGGATTTGTTAAGTTGGTGCGATTAAAAGGAGGAGTTGATAAAAATGAAAATGATGGTAGAAAATGAAAAGTGCTATGTATCAATAATGTATGATGAAAGAAATAGTGAGGGATTTCCATTTGAATCATCAAAAATCGCTGTGGAAGTGGCAAAACAAGCCCACACAAGACAAGAAGTAAAAATATTGTCCGAAATAAAAACGTCTGGCATTGTTAGTTTAGCGTTGGGATTTATACAGGGAAAAAAAGAGCTGTTGAAACAGGCTATAGAAATTAACGAAAATATTATAGAATCTTGGTGGGAGGGCAGGGATTATGAACCACCAGAAGGAATACCTGCGATAAAGATAGCAGAACTACTTGAATCAACAGAGGAAGAGGAAATCCCTGTTGATCCTGCCACAAACAGGATTTTGCTCACAAGATTGGAAAGGCAGCCTATACTGCCATCCGCATGGCAAATAGCGGAAGTTTTAATATCGATGGAAAATGTATAAAAAGGATCGAGGGCGACATTCGTCGCCCTATCGGTCTATATTGGAGTAAAATAAATGTGGAAGGTAGCTGGCAATCTATCGTATAATGAATTTACAGGAGGTGGCTCGCATGAGAGAGTACAATGATTATGTCGGGATGACAAAGCAATATTTAAAAAATTATAATCAATTTAAAATAATTATCGACAATCTAACGGAGGAAATCAAAACACAGCGGCAAATAGCGGCTGTTGATGTGGCTGCTCCTGCCGCTCAATATGGCGATATGCCAAGGGGAGGCACTCCGGAATTAAATTCCGTCGAATCCGCCGCAGCGAGACATGAGAAAATTCAGGCGCGTATCCGTCGGATGGAAACCGATATTGCCGCGTTAACTCGTATTATCTCCAAGGTGGATCGGGCAATCAGCGGGTTGACCGAAGAGGATGCGGATATTATTTGCGCCTATTATTTGAAAAAACAGAGCTGGCAGCAAATTGCACGCCAGCGCTACATGACCGAGAAATGGACAAGAGATAGATGTAACAGGGCTGTAAAAGAGATGGCTAAAATGATTTTCGGCCTCGTTGCTATGCCGCCCAAACAGCAATTATTTGTATTTGCTACATAAAACTTATACGAATCGCCTATAACTTATCCACATATAAGTTGTGGATAAGTTATAGGCGATTTTTAACATACATTTTAGACGCATTTCAACATACTTTTTAAACGCTTTTAACGGGCAAAACGCCAGTAAAACAACGGGCGTTTTGTTATTGATTTTCGTCGTCTACCATGCTATTATGATACCATGGAAAATAAAGGCGCGTAAAAACCGCAGGCGATCTTGCTTGCGGTTTTTTGTGCAAAAACACAGAAATGCTGTGCACAATATAAAATGGGTTGACTGATATAAAGATTTATATCTCTAAAATATTTTCTAAACGTATCAATCAATAGTAGATTTTATCCTATTTAGTAATTTCTTTTCAATTTCGTCTTCCGTTTCCCAAATAATAGTATTTTTCTGTGCAATATCAAAATGTAACTGAGTATCTTTTTTACACAATTGGATAACTGATTTTCCTAACCCCATGGCATATCCCTCTTCAAAATACGCACCATTATTTTGATGTGATAAATCTACTACAACGAATTTACTATCTTTTATGTATTTGAGTAATTCTGGAGTAATAAAATCATTGTGTTCAACTTCGTCTATGAATATTGCAATATAACCTGCTGTACGGATTCCGTTCCGAATAGCTTCTCTCAAATCTTTTGTATCATCACCAAACTTCATTGCTACAAAAACATTTTTCCCATTTGCAGTATTTTTTTGTAACATATCAATTCTAGCATAACCTTTTGGTGCTACAGTAAGAGATCTGATACGTTCGTCAATATTCGAATTTTGGGGTGATTTAATCAGTTCTTGTTCTACAAGATAATTAATCATGTAATCTGCCTGAGCCTTCAGAGCATCGTCAGGACGTTTTTCATATTCTCCGTTTTTATAATCATATCTTTCAACAAATAAGCAACTGAACATTTCCTCTTTATCTAACCCGACGCTTTCACCCCAATGAGGTGTTTTAGAGTTTAAATAGAGAAGAATATGGTCTACCTTTTCTGAAAATGTCTTAGGATACCAGTTCTCTACATTTTCTTTTTCTAAACGCACTGGACATCCATGTGATGAACGTCTCTGTTCAAATTCCTTTCTGTATTTATCGCACTGTTCTTTACTCATTGTTGAAAAATATATACATTCTCTGCTACTCTCCTTAAATCCATTATATGCCAAATATGAACCTAAATGATTAAGATTAAAATCATCTAGATCATCACGATAATATTCATATTGCCCACAAACCTGGCAGGAACAATAACATCTGAATGTATCAGGATTTTTAGACACCAGTGCAGCAGAGCCGCATAAAAAACAAGTCTTCATTTTTTAATCCTCCAAACCCGTTATTTTCATCTGTTTTCCATCTGGAAATATAAATGTCTGCTCATACTTAACATCTAACACTCTTGTAATCGCCATCAGTTCTTTGAAGGATACTGTCTCTCGTTGCAACTTCTTAATTTAAAATTCTGCGGCGAATACCTTATCCTTCGGACAAATTCTGAAATGCTGATAGTCATCTTTTCGCAAAGTTCACGAACTATATCAGACATTATTATTTTCACTCTTCCAGATAGTTTCATTATAAATCACATAGTTGATAAATACAATCCACTATCCACTTATACTAACAAATGCTTCCTTATCCGCCCTTTTTAATAGTCATCACATCTCTTGCACATATACTCATAGTAGATTCGTAAGAAAAGTAGCCGTGGAACAATATCTCATTGACCATACTTATATTAGGGTATCACACCTCCGGCGTCATCCATCCCGACCGCGAGCGTTACATCTCCCTGTCGGAGGCGCGGCGCATCTCCAGTTTTCCCGACGATTACTGGTTTTCCAGCCGTACCAAAGGCATTGAGCGCATGGGCAACTGCGTGCCGCCCGCGTTCATGGCCGCTGTTGCGGACTGGATAAAGAAAACCATCCTGGCAAAAATAAATCCCGAAATGGACAAATATGTTTTGCAAACCGCTCCATTCTAAGTTAATATACACACACTAGAAAATTACATTTAAAGGAGCGGTTTACAAATGATGCTGTTAGAACAGGATGGAAGCAAAATTTATAACACGGAGTATTTAAAAGAAATTTATTGTTATAAAGATTATACTTACCCGGAGCAGAAAGCGATTGGACGCATCGTCGCGCAGGCGGAAGACGGTAAAGCCTGGTTGGGCGAATACGCTACACAAGAGCGGGGGCAAGAGGTGCTGCAAGAGATGATGAATGCGGCGCTGGAGGGTAAGCAAGGATATAAAATGCCGAAGGAATAAACGGGCGCGGGAAATACCCGCGCTCTTGTATTTGGGAGGGAACCGAATGGATATCGCAATCAACTGCGCGCATACGGAAGTCGTAGACGCATCGACGCTTGTGCCAAATCCGCGCAATCCAAACCAGCACTCGAAAAAGCAGATTGAGCTGCTTGCGAAAATCATCCAGAGGCAGGGCTGGCGCGCGCCGATTACCGTATCGAACCGCTCAGGCTTTGTGGTGCGCGGCCACGGGCGGCTCCAGGCGGCGCTGCTGCTCGGCTGCGCCGCGCCCGTCGACCGGCAGGATTACGCGAGCGAGGCGGAGGAGTGGGCCGACCTCATTGCCGACAACCGCATCGCGGAGCTTGCCGAACTGGACGGTACCCTTTTGGCGGAGCTGCTCAGGGAAATTGGGCAGACCGAAATCGATCCCTCTCTTACCGGCTACAGCGCCCGGCAGATCGACAATCTGCTGGCCAACCTGCCGCAGGAGGAGATCCGCGACGATAACTTTGACGCGGCATGCGCTGCCAAAGAGGCGGCCAAAGCGCCGCGCAGCAAACGCGGGGACCTCTGGCAGCTTGGCCGGCACCGCCTGCTGTGCGGCGACAGCACGTCGCGCGATGACGTTGCCGCGCTGATGGGCGGCGCGCTGGCGGAGATGGTTTTTACCGACCCTCCCTATAACGTCGCCTATGAGGGCGGAACGAAAGACAAACTGAAAATAAAAAATGACGACATGCCGGCGGAAGAATTCCAGCGATTTCTGACGTCGGCTTTTTTGCGGATGTACGAGGCGGTCAAACCGGGCGGCGCGATCTACGTCTGCCATGCCGACAGCGCGGGCAGCGACTTCCGTGCGGCGCTGGCAGCGGGCGGATGGAGCGTCAGGCAATGTCTTATCTGGGTAAAAAATCAACTGGTGATCGGTAAGAGCGATTACCAGTGGCAGCATGAGCCGATCCTCTACGGCTGGCGGGACGGCGCGGCGCACCGGTGGTACGGCGGGCGCAGGCAGGGCACGACGATTGACAGCGATCTACCCGTCGTGCTGCAAGATGCGCCGGACGGCACCACGCTCGTCTCCGTGACCGTCGGATTGCAACAATTGGTATTGCGCGTGCCGTCGTATGAGATCGTCAGTGCGGGCGACGATGCGGCGACCAGCATTTGGCGGTTTGACAAGCCCGTTAAAAACAGCGATCACCCAACGATGAAACCAATCCCGCTCTGCGCCCGCGCGATCCAAAACAGCAGCCGGCCGCAGGAGATTGTGCTCGACCTGTTTGGCGGCTCAGGATCGACGCTCATGGCCGCGGAGCAGACGGGACGCATTTGTTATACAATGGAGCTTGATCCGGTCTATGCCGATGTGATCATCGCCCGCTGGGAGGCGTACACTGGTCAGCAGGCGGTTTTGCTTGTATCTTGATTGCGTATATGTTATAATGTATATACAAAGTATCTACATTATAACAAAGAAGGTGACGCGGGTGATCACAAATATTTCAAAATGGGGCAACAGTCACGCCGTTCGGCTGCCAAAAGAACTGCTGGAGCAAGCCAAAATCACAGCGAACGACAAAGTCCTGATTTCCTTTAATGGCAGGGAGATTACCATGAGGAAAGTAGAGGAAACAAAAAGCGCCCGGCTTGCACGGCGTTTTGAAGGCTTTCAGGGCGATACAAAATGCACGGAAGACAGTTTCGGGCCGGACGTGGGGAAAGAGGTTGTAGAATGAAAGACTATCCTGAATTCGGGGATATCATCCGTATAAATTTCGATCCACAGAGCGGGAACGAAGTAAAAAAAACACGTCCGGCGCTGGTTATTTCCTGCGATACGTTTAACCAGAAAACGGGGATGGCGGTGGTTTGCCCGATTACGTCTACAAAGAGGAGTTATCCGCTGCGCGTGCCGCTGGATTCCCAGACAGCGACGCAGGGTTATGTAATGTGCGAGCAGATAAAATCTGTTGATTACACGGCGCGTTCGTGGAAATTCTTTGAGAAAGCGCCGCGGGAAGTTACAGATGAAGTCGTGGAAATTGTAGGGGATATCATAGGGAGGTAGCTGCGCAAGGTTTAGGGCGCAGGCAAGGATAATAAAAAAAGAGCAAACAAAAAGCAGCCTCAGCGGCTGCTTTTTTATATACATCAGATTCCCAAGCAAAGAGACGCCGAAAGGCGTCTCCCCCTGGTACGGTGCAAAGATTACTTGGCCAGTACATCAGCCACCGTACCACCTACATTATACACAAAATGCGGGGGGTACGCAAGATGGGGATCAAAATTGAAGTGCCGGAAAATCAGGACGAGCTGCTGCGCCAATATGAGCTGGAACAGGCGTTAAAGCTGCAGGAAGGCAGAGGCAGGTACCGCAAGATCGTACAGGCGGGAATCGCCCGCTGGATCAATAATTTCCAACAGGGCAAAATCCACCTTGAATCAGTTGGCGATTTAAAGCAGCTCATTGAGATAGACGAATCGCTGCAACGGGCGGTGATTCAAAAATGAAACGGGGAAGGATTGTACAGGCCGTACTCGTTGCGCGTCTTGTCGCGCAAAACGCCGAATTTCAGTCCGACGTCAACGCGCAGATCCAGCAAATGCAAGAAGACGGCTATGCGGTAACGCTGCAATACGCGGCCAACGAGACGCTTTACTCTGCGTTGATCACGGCATGGGACAACGCGCCGCCTGACGATGAGCAGGAGACCGGAGGCACAGGGAGCAATCCCGCGCTTCCCAGCGACGGGACAGGCGGCAGCGATGCGCCCGCATCAGGCGACACCACGGGCGGCGGCAGCACGCCAGCGCCCGGCGATATAGCCAGCGAAAATCTATCGGTATCCGGCGATGCGGATCGTCCAATAGAGCCCAGCAGATGTCCTTTCACGGGCGCAAGATTCAGGCTGGAGGTGGTGAGCATGTGATATGGCGAGAGGCAGACCAAAAAGCCCGGAGCGCATCCGGGCTTATGAAATCTGGCTGGAGCAAAAAGGTGAAATCAAACTCAAAGACCTTGCCGCAAAGATCGGCGTGTCCGATTTGCAAGTTCGGCAGTGGAAGAAAAAAGACGGCTGGACGCTGGACGGCGTTATCGATAACGCCGCGCCGAAAAAAACGAAATACGGACCGCCCTACGGCAACCGCAACGCTCTGGGACACGGCGCGCCGAAGGGCAACAAAAACGCGCTCGGAAATCACGGCGGCGCGCCCAGGCGCAACAAAAACGCCCGCAAAACGGGGCTGTACGAAACGATCTGGATGGATTGCCTGGACGAAACGGAGCGGACGATCTATGACCAGATGGACACCGACCAGATGGCGCAGATCGAAGACGCCCTCCGAAAGCTCGGCGTCACGGAATACCGCATCTTGTCGCGCATCCGAAAACTCATGGACGGAGCGACGGAAAAAGAGCGGCGCATCGTATCGGACTGCCGGAAAAAAGGCGAGGTCGTTTTTGTGGTCGACGAGGCCACCGGCGAGCGCAAAATGGTTCACCGCGATAAACCCGAAATGGTCGTCACCGAAATCACGGAGACCGAATACCGGCGCATCGACGACATCCTGCGCCAGGAAAAGGCGCTGCTTGATTTACAAGGACGCAAAGGGCGGATGATCGAACTCAAGCACAAGCTGCAAATGGAGCAGGAAAAACTCTGCCTCGAACGGCGGCGCGTAGAGATCATGGCCGTGCGCGCCGGGGAATTCGACAACGATGCACCCGACGAAGACGGCCTGCAATCCTTTGTCAACGCGCTGTCCGGACGCGTCCGGGAGGCATGGGGCGATGAGTAGGGGCGGCGCATCCTTTCATTTTTCCCCGTTTTCAAAAAAGCAGCTCCAAATCCTCACCTGGTGGCTGCCGCAGTCGCCAGTGTACGACAAGGATATCCTCATTGCCGACGGCGCGGTACGCTCCGGCAAAACCATATCGATGGCGCTCTCCTTTGTGCTCTGGTCCATGATAACGTATAACGGGCAAAACCTGGGCATGGCGGGAAAAACCATCAAATCCTTTGAGCGCAACGTGCTCCATCCGCTCAAGCAAATGCTCCACACCTTAAAATTTCATATTGTTGAACACAGGGCGGACAACATGATCGAGATCGTCTATGGCCGCAGGCGCAACGAGTATTACATTTTTGGCGGCAAGGACGAGCGGTCGCAGGACCTCATCCAGGGTATCACGCTGGCGGGGCTGCTGCTCGACGAGGTAGCGCTGATGCCGCAGAGTTTTGTCAATCAGGCGACGGCGCGCTGCAGCGCAGAGGGATCGCGCATGTATTTTAACTGCAACCCGGAGGGACCTGCGCACTGGTTTTATCAGGAGTACATCAAAAAGGATCCGCCTAAAAAAAACGTCGTGCATCTGCATTTTACGATGGACGACAATTTGAGTTTGTCTCCTGCCGTCAAGCAGCGCTATAAAGAGCTGTATTCCGGCATGTTTTACGACCGGTTTATCCTGGGGCGCTGGTCGGTTGCCGAGGGAGCGGTATACGGGGATGTGTGGTCGGACGATCTGTTGTTTGACGACGGCGATTTGGAGATCGGCATCCGCAACAACAAGCGCTACAAACGCTACATCCTCATCGACTACGGCATCGTCAATCCGACGGTTTACCTCGACGTCATCGACGACGGCAAAATATGGTGGGTGATGGACGAGTGGTATTACGGCTCCAGGGACACGGAACGACAGATGACCGTCGCGCAGTTGGCGGACGCGCTGAAAACCTTTATCGGCAACTACGAGCTAAAGCCGCGGTACCTTGTGATCGACCCGTCCGCCACAGCGCTTAAGGCAGAGCTGCGCAACCGGCATTTGGGGGCGGTGCGGGAAATCGACGCGGAGCTTGTCAACGCAAACAACCGCGTACTGGAGGGCATACAAAAAGTCGCGTCCTGCTACAAAAAAAAGCTCATCCGCGTACATAAACGGTGCAAACATTTTCGGGAGGAGGTCACGTCCTATGTCTGGGACAGCGACGCAATCGCCAAGGGGCGGGAGGAAAAGGTCGTCAAGCTCAAAGACCACACGCAGGACGCCTTGCGCTACGGCGTACATACCCTGCTATCGGAGAGGAGGATTTTTCTTGCATGATAAAGCGCAGCAAAAATAAAGTGCAACGGCCGGCGCGTAAAATTCGAGCGCAGGATTCATTTTCCAATATTTTGGCGCGGATCGGGTTCGGGACGCCGAGTCTTTTGGAGGCGACGGAGTATCCCATCAACCGTCTGACGCGCGATTACGCATTAATGAACAGCCTGTACCGCAACCATTGGATCGTGCGGCGCGTCATCGATACCGTGCCGGAGGACATGTGTAAAAACTGGATTACGCTCAAAACGCAGGTCGCGCCGGATTATATCAAACGCTTTGACCGGTTGATCAGCCGGACGCAGACGAAAAAAAAGTTAATCGACGCGCTCAAATGGGGGCGGCTGTACGGCGGTGCAGCCGCCATTCTTATGCTCGACGGGCACGAGGACATCCTCGACCAGCCGCTTGATTACGATACCATCCTGCCGGGCAGCTACTGCGGACTTTTGGTGCGCGACCGCTGGAGCGGCATCTCGCCGGGGCCAGAGCTGGTTACGGACCCGCGCGACGCGGAATTTGGCCTGCCGGACGTCTATCAGGTCACCAACGCCGACGGCAGCGTGGTCAACGTCCATCACAGCCGGGTGCTGCGGTTTATCGGGCGCGACGTACCAGAATGGGAAAAACAGGCCGAAATGCTCTGGGGCGTGTCCGAAATCGAGCACGTTTTCGACGAATTAAAAAAGCGCGACAATACGAGCTGGAATATCGCCAATCTCGTCTTTCGCGCGAATTTACTGACCAAACAGACCGACCAGCTCGACGAGCTTTTGGCGCTGGGCGACGTTGACGTACAGCGCGACGTTTATCAGGCGATGCAGGCGCAAAACTGGCTCATGAATAATTTCGGCGTCTACCTGATGGGCAAGGGAGAGACGCTGGACAGTAAATCCTATGCTTTTTCAGGGATCGCCCAGATCATGGAAGTCTTTATGTACGACATCGCAGGCGCGGCGGAAATGCCGTTTACCAAGCTCTTTGGGCGCAGTCCCGCAGGGCTTAACGCGACGGGCGAGAGCGATATGCAGACCTACTACGACAGCATCGGGCAAAAGCAGGAGACCTACCTGTCTCCTGCGCTTGACAAGCTGCTGCCGGTCATCGCGCTCAGCGAGTGGGGCTATGTCCCAGAGGATTTTGACTACAGCTACAACCAGATCGGCACGCTCAGCAACAAGGACAAGGCGGAGCTGGCCGACAAAGGCAGCGAGGCCATTGGCAAGGCGTTTGACCGCGGATTGATCAGCGCGCGGACGGCGCTCAAGGAGCTTCGGCAGCAGTCGGATATCACGGGCTATTTCACCAACGTGACCGACGAGGACATTGAGCGTGCCAGCGCCGAGCCGGAGCGTATAGACGAGGCAAGGCCGCAGCTTCCGTTTGGAGATACGGGCGGCGCAGATTTTGCGCCTAATTCGCCGGATGACGGCTTGCCGGCGACAGATGCCAAATGGGAAGAATCCAATCATCCGCGGCGCAAAGACGGCAAATTCGGCAGCGGCGGCGTTAGCGGGGCAAAAAAACAGCAACCACAATATAAAGTGGGACAGGAAACGAAACCTAGTGAAAATGGGGCGAATCTCTTTTCTAGGGGATTCAGCAAGCATAATTTGAATGTGCATATAAAAAAACATGGGAAAGAATATCCAACGTTGTCGAGAGATGCATATGCTGCGCGGGCGCTGGATTTAATTCAGCAGCCAGTAGGCGGCGATATTGACGGTTATGTGAACGATCTGGGCCAGGTGATTCGTTACGATCGCAAAAACAATGACTTCGTCAAAGGTAGCCCCAATATTGGCATTGCGACAATGTTCAAGCCACGGGACGGAGCCAAATATTTTGAAGGTGAAAAAAATGAAAGAAAGTAGTTGCAATCTCCCACCATGTAAGGTAAAATAATACCTTACATAAATTTAGGAGGTGTTATTGTGACGGCGTATACATGCGCGTGCTGCGGTCAAAAAACTTTGGAATATAAAGATTTTTTCGAGATTTGCCCCGTTTGTGGATGGGAAGATGACCCACTCCAGCGCGATAAGCCGGACTACACCGGCGGCGCGAATGAAATGAGCCTGAATCAGGCGAAAGAAGCATATAGAAAGGGATTGCCTATCATATAAGCAGGCGTGCCGCCTGCTTTTTTGCTGCATGGATGGAGGTGCGACATGCCGGAGGAAGCAATGCTCTGGGAGCCGAAACGGCGCATCGAGGCGGCCTACGAGCGCAGCCTGCGCAGTATCGCGGCGGATATTATTCTGCGGGTAGGCGAAACGACGGAAATCGACGCCATCAAAAGGACGCTGCGCATCCTCGCCCACTCGCCTATCTGGCAGGAGCATGCGGAGACCGCCGCGCTCAAGATGGTCACGCAGCTCTTTGACGACCAGGGACGCACATGGCGCGAGGCGGCCAAATACAACTCGCGCGGCGCGGACATCTACCGGGCGCTGCGCCAGGAACTCAAAGGGCATACCGGCGCTGCGCTCATGCAGCAGGTCATGCGCAACGCGGAGCTTATCAAAACGCTGCCCGATGCTATCGCAAACGACGTGACGCGCCACGTCGCTTGCGAGACGCTGCGCGGCCGCCGGGCGTCGGATATCGCGCGCGAAATCGCCCTGAAATTCCCGGAGCAGACCAAGGCGCGCGCACAGCTCATCGCCCGGACGGAAGTCTCAAAAACGCAGATGGGGCTTTTGGAAGCAAGGTGCCGCAGCATCGGCCGATCGTGGTACGAGTGGCGCGCGACCGGCGGCGGACGGGGCGACGGCCGCACGCGCAAAAGCCACCGCGGTATGAGCGGCGTGCTCGTCCATTGGGACGATCCGCCGGCGCCGGAAGATCTGTTTCCGACCGTCGGCAAAAACGGCAAACGCTATAAAAATACGCTTGGGCATTATCACGCCGGATGCTGCCCGAATTGCCGGTGTTATGCGCGCCCTGTAATCGATCTGGATATGTTCGACTGGCCGATGCGTATATACCGCAGCGGCAGCATCCAGCGCGTCAGCCGCAAAACGTTTGCCAAAAAGTTTATGTCGTCTTAAAAATCAAAAATAGCGTCTGCAAGATTGCAGGCGCTATTTTTATGCCACAAAGGAGGTGATGCGGCTTGAAAGCGTATTATGGCAGCCGGATCGGGCCGAACCGGACCAGGACGCCCGAAGGATTTTTGATCTGTCACAACACGCCGATTGGCCGCACCGGAAGTCAGGAGTATATGCCATGCGAGGTAGGGCTGAAAGGCAGCGATTTTATCCAGATTGAGCGCCTGGAGGAGGACGTTTTTGAGCCCGTGGCGATGGCGTCGTTTGAGGGCAAACCCGTAACGGACGACCATCCGCCCGACGACGTCACGCCCGAAAATGCGGGCAATTACGTGCGCGGCGTAACGACCAACGTGCGCCGCGGCGGAGGCGACGAGGCCGATCTTTTGCTGGCCGACCTGATCATTTACGACGCCATTTTAATCTCAGAGATCGAGGCGGGCAAAAGAGAAGTCTCCTGCGGGTACAACTACAACCTCGCCGAGACAGACGGCGGGTACCGCCAGACCGGCATCCGCGGCAACCACGTGGCCATCGTGCGAAACGGGCGCGCAGGTCCGCGCGTACAGGTCAAAGACGAGATGCCGCAACAGCCAAAAAAAGAAAGGGGTAAAACCATGGACAAAAACAAAAACACGATTTGGGGCAAAATGCTAAGCGCTTTTGCCAGGGACGCCGAGCCGGAGGAACTTGCCGAGGCGTCCAAGATGATGCAGGCGGATACGGAACCTGCCGCGCCGCCTGCCGCAGCGCCGCCGCAAAAGCAGCCGCCCGCGGCGGAGCCCGCGCAGGACGACGACCCGAATGCGGCAATCCTGCAAGAGCTTTTGGGCGCGGTCAAGTCGCTGCAGGCGGAAATCGCCGCGCTGAAAGCCGCGCCGCCGGCCGCAGACGAAGAACCGCCGGAAAGCGCGCTGGACGAGCTTGAAAAAGAGCTTGGACAGGACGCGGAACCAGACGGCGAAGAGACGGGAACCGTCGGCGACGAAGCGCCGGTATCCGACCCGTCGTCGCGGCCGGACAATCCGATCCCCGGCGCGGACAGCAAAGCCGCCATCCTTCTGGCGCTTAAGGCGGTGCGCCCGATTGTGGCGGGCATCCAAGATCCGGCGGAGCGCAAAAAAGCGGCGGACCAGATGGCAAAAACCTTTAAAGAGCAGTTAAAGGTAGCGCCGACGCACAATTACCGCAAATTGGCGCAGCCGGCAAAATCCAAAACGGCAAAGGACAAGGAATTTGACGAGCGCGAGATCGGGCGGAGGATCGCCAAAAAATTTAATCCGCACTACAAAAACAGAGATTAGGGAGGACGTAAAATGCCAGGGAAAGTCATTGGGAAAACGATGAACATCGGGTATCCGGGAAATTTTGCGCGCAACGCCGACTGCATTATCGCGGCGCGCTGCGTGCGCCTGGAGGACGAGCTTGCCATACGGTTTGGCGACGCCGTTATTTTAAACGAGGACGATACCTACAGCCGGTTCGGCGCGGAAAATACCGCGGCAGAGTTTATCGGCGTAGCGGTGCGCGAAGTCAAGCAGGCGACCGACTACTACAGCCCGGCGGGCAGCTACCTGCCGGGGCAGCCTTGCGACGTATTGCTGCGCGGCGCGGTCTGCGTCGAGGTGCATAACGGCACGCCGAAAGCCGGCGGCAAAGCGTATCTGCGCATCGCCGAAAACGCCGCGTATCCAAACGGCGTAATCGGCGGCTTCGAGGCGGCCGCCGACGGCGCCAATACGCTTGAGCTTTTAAACGTGCGGTTTACTACCGGCAACATGGACGGCAACAACGTCGCCGAGATTACGATACTGACGCGCACAGTATAGGAGGTTTAAAAAGATGAATTTGTTTAAAAACGCGCCGGTCATCAATATGATCGGCCTGTCGCCGTCGCTCAAAGCGCAGGACGAGGCCGTTTCCGGCGGGCTTGCCTTTTTAATCGGCGAGCTTGAAAAACGCGATCCAAAGCTCAGGGAGCCGCTGACGTCGGTGACGTATCCCCGCGATATTTTCATCAATACCGGCGGCGGCTGGGTAGAAAACACGTCGAATTACAATATCAACTACGCCAACACCGGCGGCGAGGACGGCGGGATCATCGCCGACCAGACCAACAGCATCCCGATCATGCAGGCCGACATTGGCAAGGATATTTACCGCGTGTTTACCTGGGCCAATTTCATGAAGGTCCCGTTTTTGGATCAGGCAAAATTGCAGACGATTGGCCGCTCGCTGGATCAGATGCTCGACAAGGGCATCCGGCTCAACCACGACAAGACGATGGATCGAAACGTCTACGAGGGTTTTTCCAAATACGGTACGTATGGATTGGTAAATCATCCGAACGTGATGGCGGTCGCCGCGCCAAACGGCGCTGCCGGGAAATCCACCTGGGCCGACAAAACGCCGGATGAAATGCTGGCGGACGTCAACGAAGTCATGAACGCGACCTGGGAGGCATCGGAATTTGATCTGTCCGGCATGGCGCAGCACATCCTGATTCCGCCGCGCCAGTACGCGAGACTGGTGGCGACCAAAGTCAGCGAGGCCGGCAACATATCCATCCTTGAATTTTTGCTCAAAAACAACATTGGCAAAAATCAGGGCATCGAGCTATCGATCAATCCCTGCCGCTGGTGCATCGGCGCAGGTACCGGCGGCGTAGACCGCATGGTTGCCTACGTCAACGACGAGGACCGCGTGCAGGTAGACGAGACCGTGCCGCTGCAACGCTACCAGTCGGGGCCGGACATTACAAATCTGGCCTACCTGACGGCGTATGTCGCACAGTTTGGCCAGGTTAAATTTTTGTACTATGAGCCGGCTTTATATATGGACGGGATTTAAGGAGGACAAACAATGCGGATTTTTGCAAAAAAATCGTTTAAATTTTTTGAGCGCACATCAGGGGCCGTCGCAAAGACAAGGCCCCTTGAATTTTGCGATGTGCCGGAGTGGGTACGGCGGGACCCTCTTTTTATCCTCGCACAAAAAGAGGGCAGCGTCGAAATCCTTGAGAATAAACAGCGGCAAAAAGTGCTTGAACTCGATCCGAACGCCGCGCCGCCGGCTAACGATGAATCGAAAAAATCGAAGAAATAACAAAGGAGGCGTCCGTCATGTACGACGTGTTCGGCACGAGCGGCAGCGCGCAGATGTACGCGCCGCTGGCCTCCGTCGCCCCGCGCGCGGCAAACCTCAAGCGGGGCGACAATCCGCCCTATACGATGGAGGATTTTTTCGCCGCCTATCCTGCGTTTGCACCGCGCCGCAAAGAAGACGGGGAGACAGGCGACGCCATGCAGGTTGAAACGCTGGTCCCCATAGAGCTTATGGCCGCCTACCTTGCGTTTGCGCATGCCTGCGTGCGGCAAACGCGCTGGAAAAGCGCATGGCGCATGGCAATGGGCTGGTTTATCGCGCACTTTTGTACGCTCTACCTGCAAAGCGCGACGGAAAGCGGAGCGACGGCCAAACAGGTGCTTGCGGCGGGCGCGGCGCGCGGGCTGCAGGCGTCCAAATCCGCAGGCGATCTATCCATATCCTACGATTACTCCGCGCTCACGCAAGACCTCGACGGTTGGGCGATGTGGAAACTCACGCCCTACGGACAGCAGCTGGCGGCGCTGGGGCGTATCGTCGGAAAAGGAGGGATGTATATATGGTAAAGGCAACCATCAAAGCGTCGGGCGCAGACAGCCTTGCCGCGCTGCGGCAAAAACTGGCGGAGCTGGCGAAAAAAGAAGTGCTGGTCGGCATCCCGGAGGATAAGGCGCAGCGCGAAAACAGCGATCCGATCAACAATGCAGAGCTCTTATATATCCATACGCACGGCGTGCGGCGCGCGGCCATGCGCAAGGAAATGCAGAAAAACATCGACGGCGGCTTAAAGTACAGCGAGGCGCACAGCCTGTACCTGCGCGAACACGGCAGCCCGCTCTGGCAGGTACCGCCGCGTCCGGTACTGGAACCTGCGATTGAAAGCAAAAAAGAGGAGATCGCACAACATCTTGCCGCGGCAAGTAAGGCTGCGCTGGACGGCAATCCACGAGGAGCCAAAGCGGCGCTGAATGATGCGGGGCTGCTTGGCGCGGAAACGGCCCAGGGTTGGTTTGAGAACCCTCAGAACGGCTGGCCGCCGAACGCTCCCAAAACGGACGAAAAGAAGCTGCTGAAAACCAGGGGCAAGCTTGGCGACGATTTGCGCCGCCACTATGCGGATACCGGAACACTGAGCGACGTGACGGGGCTGGAAGGTATGACGATCCCCCTGGTCGATACCGGGCAGCTGCGCAAGGCGATCACATACGTGATCCGCGATAAAGACGAGGGATCGTCATGATCCAAGTTGGCGATCTGATCCACGATCCGGATTTTTGCACAGATTTTCTGATCCACCGCAAGCTTCCTTCCGAGTGGTCCGGCGGGCGGCAAATCAAGCGGAGCCGGACGATAAAAGTCGAGGGCATCGTTACGGCCACCCAAAGCAAGGATATGGAGATGCTGCCCGAAGGCGACCGCGTACACGGGCTTAAGACGTTTTATACCGATGCGGCGCAGCTCATGCGGCTGACGGGCAGCGAGACGACGTCGGACATCTGCGAGTATAAGGGAGAGCGCTACCGTCTGCTGCAGGTATATGACTACAGCGATTTTGGCTTTTATAAAGCCGTCGGCGCGCGCATTGGAGGCGTATAAATGGAGTTTACGGCACTGGAAGATCTGTTTTTTGCCGCGACGTGCCGGATACTGGGCGACGGCTGGCCTGAAGGCGGCATCCGCCTGACCTATCCGCAGGACGGACAGCCAAGCTGGAAAATCGACGAGGAAATCGTCTTTATCCGGCTGTTTGAGCGCGAGGACGATTACGCCAAACAGTTAGACAGCATCTACGACGCAAGGGGGCCGACCGTCGTCAAAAAATCAGCCCGCACGCGCGTCTGGGACGTGGGCTATACGGCGTATGGGCCGCATGCGTGCGAGACGGTCAATAAAATAAAAGACGGCATGTTTCGGCAGGATGTCAAACGAATCCTTGCCAAACATGCCGTCTATCTGATCCCGGATTTGCCGCCTTGCCGCCGCGTGCCGGAGCTGTTTGCGGGGCAATGGTGGCAGCGCTGGGATTTGACTTTAAAATTTAACGAGCTTTACCGGCTGCCGGACGAAGACATTGGACGCATCGATTCGGTGTCGATCCGCATGCAGCCGAACAGATAAGGAGGAGCGTTAATGGCGCAAAAGACATTGCCGCTGGAGCCGGTCGTCAATATAATTGTAAACCTTTCGGCGCGCGCCGCGGTGCGCAAGGGCTTTGATCTCGCGCTGCTGGTCGGCGAGCGGCCGCAGGCTTTGGAATCCGAGCAGCGCGTCGACATCTTTTCGGGTGTTAGCGAGATGCTTGAGGCTGGATTTACGACGGAGGACCGCCTCTATCAAGCGGCGGCGCTGCTATTTGGCCAAAACAAAAAGCCGACGCGCGTGGCTATCGGCTATATTGCAGAGGTGACGGAGGAAATCCCAGAGGAGGTACCGCCAGCCGAAGGAGACGGCAAAACCGATACGCCGGAGGCCGGAGGCGATACGCCGGAGACTGGGAGCGAGACGCCAAGTCCAGAGGAAACCGGGGATACCCCATCCGGGCAGTCGGACGCCGGCGTTACACTGGTTACGCGCAGGGAAACGCCGGTTGAAACCATTGCTGCCTGCCGCGAGGCAAACGGCGAGTGGTACGTAGCTATTTACTGCGCCGACGCGACGGACGATGAGCGCCTGGAGGTCGCAGGATACATACAGTCCGTCAAACCGTACTCGCTCTACGCCTATACGACGGACGATGAGCGGGCGCTGACAAACGCCGACGAAAACATTTTTGCCAGAATGAAAGCGAAAAACTACCGTCGCGCGATTGGACAGTATTCGAGCAAGCACAAAGACGCCGTCGCCGCTATCACCGGCTTTGCGATGGGATCGATGACCGGCACCATCGGCAGCGCGTTTACGCTGGCCTACAAGACCGAGGTCGGCGTCGAAACGGAAAATTCGTCCGGCGCGTTCTCGTCGCAATATGTAGAGAATATCAAGGCCAATAACGGCAACGTTTTTATCAACCGCGGCACGTATTACGACGTGTTTGAAGAGGGGACGATGGCCGACGGCACATGGTTTGACGAGATGATCTATCTGGACAAGTACGCCAACGACATGCAGCTTGCCATCATGGATCTCCTGTACCAAAACCAGAAAATCGCGCAGACGGAGGCGGGCATGACCAGAATTCACAGCGCGCTCACCGAGGTATGCGAGGAGGCAAATAAAGTCGGCTTTATCGAATCCGGCGTCTGGAAGTCGAACGACTTGCTCGAGCTGAAATACGGCGATACGCTGCCGAAAGGCTATCTGATCCAGTCGGAATCGATAGACGCGCAGGCGCAGGCGGACCGTGAAGCGCGCAAAGCGCCGCCGATTTACGTAAGCTTTAAACTCGCCGGCGCTATCCACCATGTGACCGTCGAAGTCGACGTCAACAGATAAGGAGGACAGCTATGGGATACGGACACAGTACGTATAGCTTTACAGATATTACAGCGGTCATAAGCCATCCGAGCTACGGGAAATACGAATTGCAAGGCGAAGGCATGGGCGATTTTACGGTCACGAAAGCAACGGATCGCTCGGTGCAGGATGTTGCCAGCGACGGCGCTATCATGACGAGCAAGATCGCCGGCAACAACGGCAGCGTCGCGATTAACGCCCAGCAAACGTCCGGCCTGCACAACTGGCTTAGCGGACTATTTAACTACCTCTGGGTAGCAAAAACAGACGAATGGGCGCAAATCAGCCTGACGATTCGCGCGCCAAAACTCAAGAAAACGATTATCTGCACGACCGGCGCATTTGTCAAGGAAGCGGATGAGCCGTTCCAGGCGCAGGGCCAGCGGTTGACCTGGACGCTGCTGTTTGCGGATATCCAAAAGCTTCCAATGTAAGGAGGAAATAAAAAATGAAGGATACTCGAAAAGGTATTGACACGGAAGCGCCGGTGAATGAAATCGTAGCGGCGCTGGCAAAGTACGGAATCACGATAGGCTTGATAGATCAGGTGTTTGAAAAGGCGAAAGCCAGAGCGATCCACAATACGATTGTTACGACAGAAAAGACGCTTAGCTGTCCAATCCCAGAGCCTACTATGATAAAAGAACAGGAGGCAAAATGAAAATGACAAAACGTCAGACAGAAAAGATCGTAAAACTGCGGGGACGGACCTTTAAAATCAGAAAGTTCGACGCGTTTACAGGCAGCTATATCGCTTACATGCTGCTTGAAAAATTCATGCCCGGCGGAATGGAGGAAAAAGCGGGGCTGAACGATATGCCGGCAGGGCGCGCGCCGATGAGCCGGCAGGAGTTCAAAGCGCTGCAAATCGATTGTCTGAGCGTAGTCAGCGAGCAGCTTCCGGCCGGAGACCGGCCGATGTTTAACGCAAACGGCACGTGGGGGCTGATGGACGTCGAAAACGATACGTTTTTGGTGCTCCTCCTGACGATCCATTCGTTGGCATTTAATATCGCCGGTTTTTTCGACGGCGCCGAGTTGAAGGAGTTGAAAATGTCTCTTGCGGATATACTCCCTGCCCGTATGCAAACCTCAACGGATATGTCTATGCCCCTGTCGTAGCGGGCCTTTGGCGTCAGCACGAGCTTTGGGACGGCACGTACACCTTTGACGATTTGCTCGACGCGCACGAGCTGTTGCTTGTCAAGGCCGAAAACCAACGCCGCGCCGAAGCGTATGCGGAGCGCATGAGGGAGCTGTCAAAATGATAGGAGAGCTGATTAAAGAGTACCTGGTCGGGCTTGGCGTACAGATCGACAAGCCCGGCTTTAAAGAATTTGAATCCACAATCAATAAGACCGATGCGGCAGTCGCCAAAACCACAAGCGGCTGGGTGCGGAATTTTACCCAGGCCAGCGCCATCCTTGCAACGGCGCTGGGCAGCATAACGGCCAGCGCGGCGGGCGTAATGACGGCCGCCGCAAAGCAGGATCTTGCGATGGAAAAGTATGCGCGCAACATGCTGCTCGCAAAGGACGCCGCCTGGCAAATGCGCTCGGCGCTGGACGCGCTGGGCGAATCCGTGCAGGATATCCAGCTTACGCCGGAGCTCATGGGGCGCTATAAATCCCTTTTGGCGGACGGGCGCAGGATGCAGGTCGGCGGCGACTACAACGCCGCGATGCACGAGATGCGCGACCTTTTGTTTGAGTTTACGCGCTTAAAGCAAGAATCCAGCTACGCGCTCAAGTGGGTAGGCTACTATCTCGCAAAATACCTGTCGCGGCCGCTTAGCGAGGCAAAGGCCCGTTTAAAGAGCTTAAACGACAGCCTGATTCAAAACATGCCTGCGCAAACGGCAAAGATCGCGCGGGCAATTTTGTATATCGTCAACGTTGGCCGTCACTTTTGGGATTTACTCAAAGCGATTGGGAAAACGGCGCACGGCCTTTGGGATGCGTTTCCGGCCGGCGTCAAAAAAGCTGCCGCCGCGCTTGCAGGCTTTTTCCTGCTGCTTAAATTGTCGCCGCTGTACCGGATGGCCGCGCTCATCAGCACGCTGCTTCTCTTGGTCGACGACTATTTCTCGTACATGGAGGGCAAGCAGGCGGCTCTGGGGCCGGTCTGGGACAAACTCAACGGCTATATCGACGCGTCGAAAAAGGTCTTGCAGTCGTGGGGCGATACGATTGCGCCGCTGCTACAGGATGCAATCGGCTGGCTGAGCGAGGCAAAAGACAGCGCGGGCGGCTTTGCAGGCGCTGTACGGGATGGATTCAACGTGTTTGCAAAGTCCAGAGAGTGCCGGGATTCCGTCGCGGCGATACAGGATTTTGCGGGCGCGCTCTACGATTTGGGCGGCGGTATCCTCTCCTTTGTCAAAGACCTGATCAAAGATTTTTTGCTCGCGTTTGATCAGCAGGATGCGCTGCGCTCTTTTACAGATCTGGTCAAAGGTCTTTGGGACGTTTTTAACAGCCTAATTGATCGAATCGCCGATCTTACGCGCACGATCGGCAGGTGGCTGCGCGAAATCGGGCGCTCTGAAGTGGTACGCGATCTGATTGACGCCGTGGTGGAGCTGTTTGTCGCCGTTTCCGATCTCATCGGCGTCTTTTTTGACCTCTCACACGGCGCTTTGCAGGATATGTACGTGACGATGGGCAACCGCCGTCCGATGGATATTTTCAAGGACGCGCTCAAAGCGATTATCAGCTTGATCAGCGATATGATCCGCCTTGTGGCCGCTACGGTGCGGGGCTTGAAAAATCTTTTTAAGCTAATGCAAAGCAACCGGATTTTGAAAGAATTTTGGCGGGGACTGAGTAAATCCGCAGAGTTTTTTTTAAACGTTGTTTTGCGGGCTGTCCGCGCGGTCGGTACGCTCGGACGGGCGCTCATCGCGCTGGTCAGACGCGATTACAAACAGGCGTGGTCGCTGGCCAGCAAGGCAGTTAAAAATCTGTTTTCAGACGACGATACAAAATCGACGATGCGCGGCGGATTTAAAGGCACGGGCGACAGAGAGCGCGACGGATGGATTCGGGACGCGGCCAAAGAGTTTAACGTGCCGCCCGCGCTCATCGCCGCCGTCATGAAAACGGAATCGAGCTTTATTCCAAATGCAGGGTCTTACGCCGGCGCAAGGGGTTATATGCAGCTAATGCCGGAAACCGCAAAAGAGCTTGGCGTAGATATCGACGATCCGCGCGACAATATCCGCGGCGGAACCAAATACCTGCGGCAGCTTATGGATAGATTTGGCGACGACCTTACAAAAGTGATTGCCGCTTACAACGCAGGACCGGAAGCGGTGAAAGAGTACAAAGGAGTTCCGCCTTATAAAGAGACGCAGGAATATGTACAAAAGGTTTTGGAAGCAATACCCGAATATGCCGCCAGCTTTGAGCCGGGACAGGGCGAAGGCACGACCTGGCACAGGGTGGAATCGGAAAATCCAAAGTACGAGTACCTGCAAGACAAGGCGAAAATCGGGACGGAAGAGGTTGCGCAGATCCACTTTGACTTGACAGGCAAGCCGCTTGGAATGACGTCGGCGATGCGAAACAAGGAGCTTGGATACAGCGATGAGCAAATCGGCGGACACGGTACAGGGCTGAAAGTTGATTTTGTTTCAGAGGTGCTAGAAAAGAACCCGGAGCTTATGGAGGAATTTATCCGGCGCTGCGAGGAAATCGGCATCAAAGTCATCAACGAATACAAAATAAAATTTGGCCATACGACCGGCGGTCATTTGGACATCGACTTTAAAAACTATGAAACTCCGTCAACAATGGACGACTGGCAGTCCAAACAGCAATTGCCGTCAGAGGAAAAGACGCTGGAAGAAAATCCGCCCGAAACATCTGTGCCGCCGCAGGAACCTCCTCCAGAAGAGCCTCCTCCAAAATCACCGCCGCCTAAAGAAGAGGAACATGGTTTTATTGCAGGGATTAAAAAACTAGGCGACGGCATCAAAGGCCTCTTTGAGAAGATTGGCGAGAGCGCAACGGGCTGGACGGGCGGCGAGACGCCGATTAAGCCCGTATCCTTTGTACAGCAGGAGCCCATTGCGCTAGATTACGGGCAAAACCGCAGCGGTATCGTAGAGGCGCATGAGGGCGAAGGGGTACAAACCCTGATCGCTTATTTGAAATCTGCGCTCACGCAGACCGATCCGCGCCTGCTCAAGGAGCTGCGCGAAAACTTGCGGGAGCCGGCGCCTGCGTATATGCAAAGCGGCGGACAGAGCGTCGTTATCCAAAATACAGTCCGCGTCGGCGATATCTATGTCTCCAAAACAAACGCGTCGCCAAAAGAAATCGGCAGCGCCATAGCGGACGAGACGATGCGCCGCATGGGGGAGCGGGCGAATTACATGTTAAAAAACAGGGCCTTGAGCAGCGGCGTAATGGTCTAAGTGGGGTGATGGATTTGGGGTAATTGGAAAGGGGCTGTCGGTTGACGGCTACAACTATTTTTCAGACGTCTTGTCCGGCAAAAAAACGCCGGGCTGGATGGATTTTTCGCAGCAATTGGCCAAGCTTACGGGCAATTATACTTTGCTCAACATGGTATCCGGCATTGAAAACCTGAGTACGTTTTTGTTTCGGACGCCCAAGTGGCCCATCGGCGGCGTCTATTTTGACGGCATCCTGCGCACCGAGCACATGAGCCGCATCCGCCCGACGCAGTATCCGGTCCAGACCGGCGCCGTCATGACCGATCACGCCGTCATCGAGCCGGCGGAGCTGACCATCGAGGTCATGATGAGCGACTGCCATACGACCTCCTTTGTGTCCGGTTTTGCGTTTATCGACGCGATTTGGCAGGCGCTGCAAATCATCAAACTCTACTCCAATTTTGTCGAGATGGAGCAGGTTGGGATGGGCGACGGCCGCTCTGCGCGGACGTGGAAAACGCTGCGGTCGATGCAGCTGTCGCGCACGCCCATTGTTGTGGAGACGAGACTACAAACTTACAATAATATGTTGATTGAAGAGCTGTCCGCGCCGGACGACGTCAAGACGCTCCATGCGTTTAAATGTACCGTCCGGCTGCGGGAGATCATTTTTGCCGAAGCGGCGGAGACAAAGGTCAGCGCCCGCGCGGCGGCGGCGACGCCAAGCAGCGGCGGGCAGACGCCGGCCACGTCCGCGGATACGAACAAATCCGCGCTGCGCGCCGCACAAGACGCGATGGGAGGGAGCGGCTGATGCTGTCCATCGTGCCGGTTACGGCAACGCCCAACCACCGCTTTTCCAGCAAAATTTATGTCGACGGGAAAAACATCGTCTTGCAGTTTGATTTGCAATACAACGAAATTGCCGGCTATTGGCTCGTCACAATCGCAAACGACAGGGGATGTGCGCTCATCCGCTGCCAGCCCGTATTGCCGGTGCAAAATATCCTGGAACAATACGCTTATATGGGGATCGGCAGCGCCTATATCGTGCCGGCGCAGACGGTCAAAGAACAGTGGCCGTCGCGCTACACGCTGGGCGCAAACTGGTATCTCCTCTGGGGCGATACGGACGGAGGCGATCTGAATGGCGGATGAAAAACCTCAGCAGACAGACGGCGCGGCAGAGGAAACCCCCCAGCAGACAGACGGCGCACAGTCCGGCGAGGGAGAAAAAGAGACATCGAGGCGCGCCCGGCTCTACGGGCGCAAATGGAAAATTTTGATCTATAAACCCGCCTACAAGGACGAGGAGAAAAAAGAGCGCGATCCGGAGCAGGATACCGAGATCGATGTGTCGCTGCTGCGCTGCGTGTTTCGGACGCAGCAGACCTACCAAAATAAATCCGCCGTTTGTACGCTCGTCGTCTATAACATGAATGCGGCGACGGAGGGAGAAATCATCCGCGAGGGTTTTCAAATCCGCATCGAGGGAGGCTACGAAGAGGGGCAATACGGCGAGATTTTTACAGGCGATATCCTGCAAGTCGTCCGCAACCGCGAGGACGGCGTCGACTACCGGCTGGAAATCCTCGCGTTCCGCGGGGTGGGCATTTTCGACAACAATTTTACGCGTCTTACGATGGCCGCCGGAAGCAAGCCGCGCGATGTCGTTGACGCCATCGCGCAAAATGCGCGCGAACCCATTGAGGTCGGCGAGGTCAGCGACGGCCTTGAAAAGGCTGCGCTGCCGCGCGGGAAGGTGCTGTTCGGCACGCCGGCCAAGTATTTACGCGATTTGACCATCGGCAACGACGCCTATTACTGGCAGGGCGAGGACGGCAAACTCACGGTAAAAAAGCCGACGGACGAAATCCCTGAAGATCAATGCCTGGCGCTTACGCCGGCTACCGGATTGGTCGGCACGCCGCAATACGGCGACGACGGCATCCACATCAAAATGCTGCTCGATGCGCGCGTCAAGCTGGAGACTTTGATCAAAATCGATAACGAGCTCATCCGCAGGCAGCTCGTTGCGCTCAACCTGGGCGACGGCAGCAAGAGCCAGACGCCGCAGGCAAACCAGTTTGACCAGGACGGCGAGTACGCCGTTTACTCCGTATCGCATACCGGCGATACCTGGGGCGACGAGTGGTATACCGACGTGGTCGGTATCGGCAGGCTGGGCCGCGCGGGACTGCCGACGTCGCTGGATACGCCGGAGCAGACTTTGCGGTAAGGAGGCGGAGATGGAAAAACTCAATGAACGGACGCAGGACACCGTCGAGATTTGGCAAAGGTTTCGGGACAGCATCGGCATCGATTTGCGCGTGGCGGCGCCGGGCATTGTGCAGAGCGTCGATTACGCGCGCCAGACCTGTACGGTACAGCTGGCCATCCGCGAGCGGCTCAATTTTAACGGCAATCTTGAGTGGGCGGAGATCCCCGTCCTGCCGGATGTGCCGTTTTTTGTCTACAGCGGCGGCGGGTACTGTCTGACGCTGCCCGTCCAGCCCGGCGACGACTGCCTCGTCGTATTTGGCGACAGCTGCATGGACGCCTGGTGGCAGTCCGGCGGCGTACAAAATCAGGTGGAGCGCCGCCGCCACGACCTTTCCGACGGTTTTGCCCTCGTGGGATTCCGCAGCCAGCCGGCAGCGGTCGGCGGCTACAGCGCTACCTCCGCGCAGATGCGCAACGCCGCGGGCGACGCTTATATCGAGATCGCCGGCAATACCATCAATATCCGGGCTTCCGGCGGCGTTAATATCAACGGGAAACTCATTAAATTAAATTGTTAGGCAAATTGAATGGCACTGTAAAGTAAAAATGAAAAAATAAGAGACCAAGGGCATAATTTAGCCATAAAGACTCGTCTCTTTTCGGGAGTACTATGGATTTGTGGTAAAACCGTTGTACCTTAAGGGCTGACGGTTCTTCAACTTTCATTTAACTTTACAGTCCGAATTGAATTGTTAGGAGTGGTAAATATGCCAGGAATCGTAAGGCTTGGAGATAACAGCACAGGACATCCGCACTGCTTTCCGGCGCGTCCCAATGTGGAGGCCAGCGGCGATGTGCTTGTCAATGGGAAAGGCGCGCACCGGCTCGGCGACGGCTGGGACGTACACGGCGCGTGCGTACTGCACAGCCCGCACGGCGGCGTAGCAGCCAGCGGCAGCGCGACGGTGCTTGTCAATGGACAGCCGGTCTGCCGTATCGGCGACGCCATCAGCTGCGGCGATCAGATGGCCGAGGGCAGCGGCGACGTGATTGCAGGCTAACGATGCGGTACCGGAAACTCGATGAAAACGGCGATTATGTTTTCGGGCGCAACCAGTCGAGTTATACCAGCGATGCCAGTGCGGTAGAACAGGCGGTAACAACGCGGCTGCGGCAGCTGCTCGCCGAGTGGTGGGAGGACATGGAGGACGGACTGCCGCTCTGGCAGCAGATCATCGGCACAAGGGACAAAGAGCGCGCCGAACGCATCATCCGCGAGCGGATCATGCGGACGAAATACGTCCGGAGCATCCGCTCTTTTACGGTCGACTGGGACAACGACCGGCGGCATCTAACTGTGCGCGCCGCAATCGATACGGCGTTTGGAGAAATCGAAGTAGAGGAGGCGTTTTAATGGCGTATACTGCGCCTTATATCGACGAGGCGGGACTGCATATCCCAAGCTACATCGATATCCGCGACGACCTGATCGCCACATTTAAGCGCATCTACGGGCAGGACATCTACCTGGATAATGACAGCCAGGACTACCAGATGATCTCCTCTTTTGCGCTCAAGCAGTACGACGCGATGCAGCTTTTGCAGATCATCTACAACAACCGCGGCCCGAAAACTGCGGTTGGCAGCGCGCTTGACGGCATCGTCAAACTCAACGGCATCCGGCGCAAGGCCGCAAGTTACAGTACCTGCGTGCTCACGCTCACCGGCACGCAGGGAGCGGTCATCCGCGGCGGCGTCGCCCAGGACGATGCGGACGTCCGGTGGCTTTTGCCGGAGATCGTGACGATCCGGGACAATCCGCAGCGCGTGACCGCCGTCTGCGCCCAGATTGGGGCCGTCGAGGCCGCGCCGGGCACGATTACAAGGATCGCGACGCCCACAAAGGGCTGGATTGCTGTGACCAACGAAGTGCCCGCGGTTACCGGCGCGCCGGTCGAGACGGATGAAGCGCTGCGGCTGCGGCAGTCGCAGTCGGTGGCGATCCCGTCGCGGGCGCTGGTAGACGGCGCAATCGGCGGCGTCGCCAGCGTCGACGGCGTTAAACGGTATAAAATCTACGAAAACGACACGTCGGAACCGGATGAAAACGGCATCCCAGGGCACAGCATCGCGGCGGTCGTTGAGGGCGGGAAAGACGCGGATGTGGCGGCGCAGGTGTTTTTGCGCAAAGGCATCGGCTGCGGTACCTACGGCGATGTAGAGATCGAATACATCCATACGGACGGATTGAGCAATCGAATCCGCTTTACGCGGCCGCAGTATGTGACCGTAAACGCAGAGCTTGCCGTCCACGGGCTGGACGGCTACACAGACGACACCAAGCATCAGATCGTCGCCAGCGTAGAGGCATATCTGGAGAGCCTGGACATCGGCAGCGACGTCGTCGTATCGTCGGTCTGGGCCGCCGCATTGTCGGTGCTGATCACGCTGGCAAGGCCGTTGTTTGCATTGCAGGGCGTGACCATCGGCAAGGACGATACCCTGCAGGCGGCGGATATCGCGCTGGCCTATCATGAGGTTGCGCGTGCCGGGACGATTACAGTAACGGAGGTATAAAATGGCGCTTAAAGACAGTTACCTTGCTCTCATCACTTCGCAGCACAAAAACAAGCCGCGGTACATGGCGATGGTAGAGGCCCTGCTCCATCCGTTTGACGGCATCTTCGAGGCGGCGACGTACTTTGACGATGCTTTTGACCTCGACCTGGCTGCCGGCGTGCAGCAGGAGCTCTTAGGCGATATCGTCGGGCAGCCGCGCGCGCTGGGATTTGTCTACTCCAAAGACGGCGCGTCCGTATTGGACGATACGTCGTACCGGCTGGTGCTCAAGGCAAAAATCATCCGAAATCTCTGGACGGGCGAGATCGCCGATCTCCACGATAAGTGGCGGACGCTTTTCGGCGCGCCGATCCGCATCGCAGACAACCAGGACATGACGATGACCGTGCTTTTAGAAATCGACGAGACCGAGGAGATGCAAAAGCTCATGCGCCTGACGGCGCATGATATCATCGTACCCAAGCCGATGGGCGTGCGGCTTAATTACAAATTTTATTATCCTGAAATCCATCTGCCGGTTACCATCCGGCAAATCGCGAAGATTATGCAAATCGCCGATGCCCGGCATATCGTCTGGAACCAAGGCACGGCGCGAACCGTCAGATGGGATAGCACATTTCGTTTTGACAAAACAATACGCTTTAATGGTATTTATGGCACGAATTACCGCGACCGGCAGCATCATACCGTTGAGATATGGCTCATGGTCAATGCAGTGCAGTACAATCTTGTGCCGGTCAATGTATGGAATAGTAGCTTTCGTTTCGATGGCAGCCATACATGGCATGGGTCATCCATGGAACGTCTGCCCTTACATCAATCGACATCTAGCGGCAAAGTCGAGGCGCAGCATCGGCGTGCGGCAAAATTAAGCAATCGTATTGCCGCCGTGAACTGTCCGGATGTGTATCTGGCCAATCCGAGCGATCACACCAGCTCCAATTTGCAGGTAGTTATCAGCCCGCAGAGCATCAATCCCCGACAAATCAGCGACGGCGAGCAAGCCGTCGCTGCGCCTCACCGGCAGCAATGGAGTTTTGGTATCGATCTTGATGCGCAAATCAAAAGCCCGCAACGCATGATAATAAAAAATAATGCGGCGGCTACAGAGCGGGTAGTGGCCACGCAAAACACAGACTACCGTACAAGCAATTTGTTTGACGGTAGTTTTCGTTTTGATGGCACGCACACTTTCAGCGGACAAAAATTGCAAAATTACGCGCAGGCAGCACATTGCTGCTCGATTACCCGCATGACAAAAAATGGATTAGGAAGGATGGAGACAACATGAGCGACACGCAAAATATCGACGTAAAAAACACGTTGGAGGTCAACGGTGAGCCGGTTCCGGCGGCGGCAGGCAATACCGACTTTTTTTTGAGCAACAAAAAGACTACGACGGACTACCGCGCGGCGCTGGCGCAGGCCATCGGCACGACGGGGACTATCGCCAAAATCGTCAAAATGTCGTTTGGCACAGGAGGCGAGACAGACGACCAGGGCAATCCCGCGCCGCCGGGCAACAACGGTCCGCTCAATATGCCCGTGCTGACGGTGGATATTAAGAGCGTGACTTATCCAGTCTCGACGACGGTCTGCTTTGAAGCGGAAATCCCAATCGGTACGGTGACGGCGGCAATCAACGAGGTCGCGTTAATCGCAGAGGGCGACGTTACGGCGGCAAGGATGCGACTGCTCACCTCCAAGGGTACAGACGCCGAAAGCGGGCTTGTCTTTAAATGGAATATGGAATTTTAAGGGATGTGAGAAGAAATGACGCAAGACGAATGGAACGCCTATTTAAAGGAAGTTTTTCCAGATGAAGTATTAGGATTTAGAAGACCATCAGAACCCGTTCCGCAGGACCTCGAATTTTGTACAGCCTTTAAACCGTTTATAGAGACCGATCCTGTAGGGCATATCCTAATCAACGCCTTGATCAGGCAGACCATGAGCAACGATAATCTGCTAAAAAGTTGGACAGATCATCTACTTAGCGAATTGGCAAAGCAAGATTTTGATGTTGTAACTGCATCAAAAAAAGGTTTAATGTCTCCTGCGATGTTAACAAAACTCAACGGCATCGCTGCTGGAGCAAACAACTACCAACATCCGCAGACGCACC